ATGGGAAGTATTTCGTATGTGGTGCAACCGTGGCGGTCAAACCGCCATTGCTGATTTCTACCGTTGTGCTTCGTGAGGTGGCACCAGTTGAGTAGCCATGCGTATAGGCTGCTGCCATGCGTGACTGTGTTCCACTTTGCAGCTGAGCCCCATGCTTGCGGACTGCTGATCTGACTAGCCGAACATCGCCCTTTTTGCTGTTGATAGCGGCTTCCAGCTTATCCAGCCCTTCAATCTTGACTCCCATTAGCATCTTCTCCTACTACAATCGAATAGCCTTTTGATACGGTTTCAGCTGACACCAGCCGATAAATGGTTGGCGATGAACCGACTGTTAAGTATGTCCACGCTTTGGCAGGCGGCGTTGGCATGCGGATTGTTTTGCCGCTCTGCTTAACGTCACCTAGCAATCTAGTTTGCTTCTCAACGCCTAAATCCGTGACGTTGCACATGCGAACTTCAACGGCTTGAGCACTGCTGTATGTGTGCGTTCTTGGATTGTAGCGCTTATTGCTGTCGTCCCAGAACTTGACCTGTGTGTCATAACGCATACGGGTTCACCAACTTGCCAGCATTGCTGCCTTTGCCGTTTTCTGTTCGCCATTGCGCAATCTCATCTGCCCACTCATCAAAGTCTGACGAGTCAAAAGTGATGCTTTCGCCATCTTGCGAGTATGACTTCATGCCTTCGTTCTTGAAGCGGTTGAACTTCTTAACGGCGGCACCACGCACAATGGCTAGCATAGGCGCAGACAAGTCTTCGCCATCTTTCATTGACAAACGCAGCTTTAAAAATTCGGCAGCATCGTCAAGGTACAACTGCAAGAGTTCATCTTGCTCGCTGTCCTTGACACCTAATGCTACCTTCAGCTTTTGGAGTTGCTCGCTTTGATCGCTCATAGCATCACCCCGCTTTACTTAATCAGCGCCAGCAATTGGTCCTTGGTCTGGCTAGCACTAAAGCTAATGTTGTGGCTAGTTAAATAAGCCATGATTTCGTCTTTGGTGTTAGCGGATGTAGGCTTAGCATCTGACGCTGTAGCTACCCCATCAGTTGATGGGGTTACGCTTTTTTTAAGTTGACGACCAGCAACTTGGAAGCGTTTTGTACGTAAGGCGCTGCGATTTGAGTACCGTAGATGTAGTTCAATTGCTTTCTCTTGTCACGGTCGGTTTCGATCAGTACGTCACGCTTTACGTACCATTTAAATGGACGCCCTGTGTTAAGCTGGTCTAGCATTTTATTGTCAACAACGGTGCCTTCAGTTTGCGCCGCCTTTAATTCCTTAACTGCAGCAATGTCTTCAGCTGAGGAATAAGCAACAACTAAAGTGCCTTCTGGCAGCTTGTTAGTAGCTGCAAATGAAGCACCATCCAGCAAAGTGGTAGCCCCTGAAATGGCGATATTAGCAGCAACATCACTGCCCTTTAAATATTCAATCACCGCACGACGGAACTTAGTCTTGTCCTTGCTGTTACCAATCAAGGTATATGCGCCACCATCTTTCTGGTCTTCGAAGTGGTCCAGAATGTCCCATAAGCCATTGATAGTGGCATCAGTTTCCAAGAAATACGGCTTGGTAGTGCCATCTTCTCCTGTCTTGTCTTTCAATGCTAAAGCAGCGTTCAGCAAAGCCGAGTCAGAGTATTGTGCTAAAGCAATGCCAACTTCACGGGTGCCTTTTTCAATATTGCTTGCCAGTGAAACCAGGTCTGCTTCGTCTGAGTATTCAGTACCAACACCGAACTTTTGAACAGTGGTTTTGGTCTTGCCTTGCCCCAGCTTACCTAATGGAATTTCTTCGCCTTCACCCACTGGTTGTGCTACCAGTTTGCCCGTCCAAGTTGGTACGGTAATAGTATCGCCTGGCTTAGCAACCAGTGTACGGTCAACGTCTGCCAGCGGCATGAAACGCATGGCGTCTTGGTAAGTGTTTTCTACCATTGGTGCCATAACTTCGGGATTGATTAAATCTTCTTTTGAGATGTAGTCTGCCATCTTTTATGTTTCCTTTCTAGCTGCGGAAAAGCTCCCGATATTCTTCAGGGTCTTCTTTCTGCAGCTTCACTCTGTCCATCAAGGACATTCGCCGTGGGTCTTTTGTGCTAATGGATTTGCCTGTATGAACTCGTGGCGTTTTGCCTTTGAGGATAGTCTTGCGACCTTCTTCATAGGACTTGTTCACCAGATTAATGATTGCCTTAGCATTAGCAACAGTGGCTTCGTTGTCATCGGTGACTACAAGACCTAGCACGTCATCGCCAACGCTTAAACCAGCATCTTTAAAAATACCGTCAACTTGCTTGAGCGTTTCTGACCGTTGAATTTTGGATTGCAGTTCTTTGATCTGTTTGTCCTTGTCAGCGAGTGCTTTCTGGTTTTCGTCCTCGGCATGTAACTGCTTCACGGACTTGCCTTTCTTCAGCCGCTCTAGCTCTTTGGCGGCTTCTTCGTACTTGTTCTTGTAGTCATTCTTGTCGGCTTGCTCTTTAGTCAAGCGAGCTTGCAATTTTTCAGCCAGCTTTTTGCCGTCGATTTTGCTCTCTGAGCCTTCGCCATCATCACTGCCTGCAGGTGTTCCAGTGTTGGCGGCGGTGTCCTTAACAGAGCCGTTTTCGGCTTCTTGCTTAGCTGCTTCTGATGCTTGTACTTCAGCTTCTGTATCTTTTGGTGGCATAATAATGTCCTTTCTTTAAAACACGCATTTTAAGCCGTGGGAGGCTAACTCAGGTTGTTTTTTAGCGTCTGCAACACACGGAAAAAGACAAACAAAAAGAGAAGCGCTAATATATCAACGTTTCTCTTATTTCAGTGATTTGCTTTTTAATTAACTAAATTTTTATTTTAAAGCGCTGCGTCATTTGAGCCTGCATCACCGAGCGAATTGTTGCGACCATCAACCCAGTATGCGCCAATGCTGCAACGGCAGTTAGGATGAACTGGCACATCTGGCACTTCATCAACTGCATATACCCCGTCTGGTAGGCTGGCTGAGCCTGAGCTTTCTTCAATGCCACGGCAGATGCGGCAGGCACTCGGCTCTGCGTACCATTTAACGTACTTGTAATCCGCATTAATGATTGCGTCTAGCTGTGCTTGGTGTTGTACCCTAGCCGTTTCAGTTCTGGCAATCCTTTCAGCTGCATAGCTTTGGTTCATCACCGTGCTTTTAACCAGCGGTCGTAGATACTTAATCATCTCTCGTGGGTTGTCGCCACGAATTAAGGCAGTTGAAAGTAGACCATCAAGATTGGCTTTCAGCGTGTCCACGTTAGCCCACACATTCTTGCTGAAGGCTCCAGAATTAACGCTGGCGGTTGCTCGGTTGATTGTCTTACGAGATACCCAGCGCTCACCATTTTTGGTTGTGACGTCTAAAATGCCTGCTTGTCGCTTGCGCTCTTTCTGATACTCGCTATCTGTGTGATCTCCAATTGTAGCTTCTACGGTCATACCCAGGTCAACTAGCTGTGTGCCCACTTCTGACTTCATTAGCTCCAGCTGATTAATCCGCATCGTTGCGTTGTATGCAGCCATGCGGTCATTAATGCTCTTGCTGAAGTCTGAGTAGCTAACCTTGTGCCCAGCGGCTCGCATCTCGTTTGCCTTCTGAACAACCTGCGAAGCTAGCCGCTCATACTCTGCCATTTGATCTGGCTGAACAACACTGCCAACTCCACCAATGCGGCTGATCTCATGCTCAATCTGCTTGTTGATGTTGTCAACCGCTACTTGGTATGAACGATCAAGAACTTTGTTGAACTGGTCGTCCTTAGCTAGGTTGTCCTTAATCCAATCACGCTCAGCTTTATCACGGTCTTGCCAGTAGCTACTTAGTTTCTTCTTCGCCATCGGTATCGTCCTCGCTAGCGTCATTTGGCTCTTGCTCTGGCTTTACTTTCATATAGTCAGGCAAGTCGCCCATGTTTTCTTGCGCCTGTTTGACAGCATCGGCTTTTTCTTTGCTCATGCGCTCAAGTTCGGCTTGCGGGTCAGTGACAAAGGACAGCAACGACAATTGTGTTTGCTTCGATACCATGCCCTCAGCATTCTTAGCTGAATTAATTTCATCAGCTACGTTGGATGGCAGGTTCCGAGTGAAGTGGAAATTCAAATCTTGCCAACTGTCTTTGCTGCTTTCTGGCATCAATACTTTGAAAATAATCCGGTATAGCTGACGCAGCGCAATCTTGAACTTGCTTTCTTTGCTTGACGCTTTGGTTACCATGCCGAGCAATTTGTACTGCAGCGCCACACCTGATGAGTTGCCGCTGAACTCTTTGTCGCTGATATTCGGTATCATCGAGATTTGATAAATCTGTTCCGTTATACGGTTGATTAAGTTCTCTTGCAGGTTGTCTGCGTCTGGCTTGCTGATGAAGTCAATGTCGGGGCTCTTAGAATTAGGGTCAACGTTTGGCACATAGATCAGGCGGTTGTGCTTCAAGTCAATTTGCGGATTGCCTTCTTTATCCTCTGGAAATTGCACGCCGATTGCCTTCAAATAAGCATTGTCAAAATACTCAACCTGGTTTGCTTTCTGGCTCTCTGCCTTGTCCAACGCATCGATTAAAGTGACAACGCTATCGAATATGCCTTGCCGCTCCTCGTTCTCGTAGAACTCGACTGCTGGCACCACACCATACGGATTGGTACCGTACTCGTTTTGCTCGGTATCTACTGAAATAGTACTGCCATTGAATGAGTAAAACTTGTCTGCGTACTGAATGGTTCCGTAAGCATTCGGATATCCCGATTTATACGGAATTGAGTAACGCACAAATGCTAACGGCTTGCGTGCTACTGTGTCGTCATAAACGATGAATGCATGGCTTGGCGTTGAGTATGCCAAGTGCGGCAAACTATCTTCGCCTTGATATACAAAGGCAAGTGACCGCCCGTAGATGTCCGCTTGCTTTGAAATTTCGTTTAACTTATCGCCTATGCTTTCGGCTGCGTTCCATTGCTGTAGCGTGTCGTTGTCGGCAGCATTGTCTAGGCCAACCTTTGGCGGCACGCCAGCGAAGAAACCATTGTAGGTGTCCACCAGATATTTTGGCATGTTAACGACTAGCTTGTTGTTCGGCGATGTTTCCTTGTCTGGTGCTCTTAAAATTGGGTGTTTGCCCAGATAAAGGTTCATGTTGCGCCGATATACTCTCTGCATGTCTGTTGCGTTGTATGTGATAAAACTTTGCAGTTCGCTAGCGTTCATCTCTAACCCTTTCGGAAAGATGAACATATGGTTTCTAGTGACCTTGCAGTTCTCATTATTTAGTGTTTTCAATTACTATCACCTCTATATCAGAGTGTTCTTGATGATCTTGGCTGACTTAAGCGTGTGCTGGCTGTAAATTGCGTACCGCATCGAGTCCATAACGTCATCATGTTCCTTGACTGGTTCGCCGGTGTCTTCGTCCCAGACGTACTGGTAAATTTCATTCAAGAAATCCATCGTGCGGTTTTTGGCAACAAAAAAACGACCAGTCGTCATTAACTGCGCCGTCTTTTCTATCCCAGCTAAAACTGCCTTGTTTGCGTTCCTTGCTCTAATGCCAGCTTTCTGAAATGCTGAAACGTGTTCAGGTCTGGCACTGTCGCACCAGAAGTTAATGCTGTGTCCGTACTTGGATTGAATGGCTTTTGCCACTTCTATCCAATGGTCTATGTACTCATGCTTGCCTGTGTACTCTTCTAGCAAGTACGTGTTGCCTGCATCGTCATCGCCCCAAACTGTGATCGAGTTCTTGTGTTCAAAGCCCCAGTCAACCCCCACATAATAATGCAAGTCGGCTGGTATCTTACTCGGGCTGATCATCATTCTGCTCTTGTCAAAGTCTTGGTAAACAATGCCGTCACCAGTGACCCACAAGCCAAGGATTGAACGTTCGTAAAACATTCCGCTGGGTGTGGCTGCTTTCAACGATTTGACATAGTCCTGCGATAGAAATGTGTTGTCGTCAATCGTGAAGTGAAAGCTCTTAATCCGTGCTTCTGGTTTCTTGTTATCAATATAATCAACCTTAAGCCAGTGCTGGGGTTGGTCTGGGTTTGTGTCGCAGATAACTCTGGCACCATCTACTGAACAACGCTGGACAATTTCTTGAAACACGTCATGCGTTGCTAGTGAAGCTTCGTTTACATATGCTCCGTAGCTGGTCATACCACGAATGCCGCCCAGTCCTCTGATTGAACCAGTGTAGGCTAGGACAATATCTACGCCGAAAAGATGGTAGTGCCCATGCCTGTCTGGCTTCATCACAATACCAAACTGCGTGTCTAGCTCTTTGATAACGTTGTTGTAGATTGAGTTTGAACTAAAGCCAGCAAGTATGTACTGCGGGTGTGGGTCGCTTCGCTGTTGTGCCTGATTTGATACCCGCTTCAGTTCGAGCAAGAACAAGTAGTTGTCGATATAGGTTTTGCCTGACCGAACAGCGCCACTTAAGATTAGATACTTCCAGTCATCGTTCAGGTAGGACTGCAGCACTTTAATCTGCTTCGGTGTCATCAGATCGCTTAGTGCCATCAGCTTCTGCCTCCTTAACTAACTTATCCAAAATAGCATCTAACTGTTCGTTATCCTCTTGGTCTAATCGCTCAACAATCTTTGCCTTGGCTTCAGAAATACGTGCGTCAGCCAGCAGCTTTCTAGTTCGTGCTTTAGCCTGCTCTCTTTCTTCTGGCGAAAGCTGGCTGTCGTTGTACTTGTCTCGCCAATTGTTCTTCAGAAAGAAAATCATAGCAGTGGTATTGCCCTTAACTGCCTTCTTAAACAGTTCACTCTCAACAATGAAATTAGCTTGCTCACGACCTATTTTTAGTGCCCGACAAATCTGGCTATGGTCTTTTTTCCATCGTTCTAAAGTCCGAGGATTGACGCCCATGTTGTGTGCAATCTGTTCATCAGTTAAACCGTTTCTTTTCCAGCCCTGAATTAAAATCAGATTGTCGTTTTCTAACCACCTTCTATATCGTGGATTTGCCATGCCAACTAACGTCACCTCGTTTCGAGCAAAACAAAAAGGCTAGCGGTAACTAACCTTCAATCAATTTAGCTTTTTTGCCAGTAAATTGTTCCCAGCGATCAATAATAACGTCAACATACTTGGGATCATATTCCATTACATAAGCATTGTGCCCATCTTGTTCACAAGCCATGATGGTCGTCCCACTTCCGCCAAACAAATCGAGAACAATATCACCAGAT